TAACGACAACATTTTTATAACAGACACCGACGACTTACTAAAAGTTACAAGCACAATATACTCAAGACGTAGATTATGCTATGACCTAACGGAGGAGTTTGATTATGCCTAATCCGGAGACTATGGTGCCTCCGGCTCTATTTGAGCATGTATCCACCATTTATAACGCAATGAAGGCGGAAGTTGAAATCGACCAAGACGGTAATAAAGTCTGGACAGGTTTTGCTACGCATTTGTTCAAAGAACACGATTTGTCCGTTCCATATTACACCCAAGTAATGAGGATGTTACAGGCAATGGATTGTTTACGTCAGTTGCGTCGAGGAGGGGGCACCGCTCCCTCAAAATGGTTGCTCAACCAAGAACCTACGATGGAGTTGTTCGATGCAGCCTGTCAAATACCTGGTGCTTATCGGGGAAGTAAGGCCGCTCAAACGGATCAAATGTTAAGGGATTTGAGTAACCGCATTACGGCTGTGGAGGATCGATTGAGTGACTGAGTCGCGATACGATACAGCCCGAAGATGTCCCACCTGTCGTGAGCCAGGTGAGATGACAAGAAAAGAGAACCGTCCAGACGGTTCAACTATATATACCTGGACTTGCAGAAACGGCCGATGCGAGGATGAAAAGCGCGGTTGGATTATGCAGGTCATGGGAAACAACGAGATACCAATCAGAGAAAGAGCACAATGAGCACACAAACAGTAACCATACCTCTAGGCGATGTCGAGTCGACGATCGAAATTGAGATCGAAACTTCCGATGTCGAATATGCAATCGAATGTTGGATGGATAGAAATGAGATCAGCAATGACGTCGACGTAGAAAGTGAAGTTACCCATTTGCTCGACGAGTACAGCAGACAGAAAGAGTCTGAACAACGTACCTGTGGAATAGGTCTCAGCTTCGAGCGGGCCGTTGAGCACGCTGTGCGAAAGGTCTTTAGAAAGCTTCTCGGAGTTTGATAAAGGTAGCAGTTGGAGCAGCGATTGTAGTCGCAGTGTTAGTATCAACAACCCCTACGTCAGCTGATCACGATAAAGTGTACGCACCCTGTGATCCAGAGGATCCAAGACCGTTATACGAACGTGTTTGGTATTTGGACTATCAATCAGGCGAGGCGCTTCGCTTTGACGACCCGTGGTGGTCTGAACGTGTTGGGGCTTATACAAACTGGGGTCATCAGTGTGCATTAGGTACCGCTGGGGTCTGGCAGGCTGCACCAATTCTGCCATTACCTCATCCACCGACTCATACGGTCGAAACACGTCCACCAGTAACAACAACTACGACCACAACTACGACCACAACCACGTCGCCGGTAGTTACGACTACAGTGCCGCCGACAACTACAACGATAGCGCCGGCTACAACTCCAACAGTCAATTTAGCGCCTATCGTTATCACGGTAAATAATGTCGAGTTTAGTTGCGAACTGGTTTACTAGTGACTAAGTTTCATTCAGACCTATATGAGTTCCAGGTTGAAGATTGTAGTCGGATAACTCAGTCTGATAAAGAACACCACCTTATTGCGAATGAAATGGGTACGGGTAAAACTTACGAAGCTATAGCTCTGGACATTTATCGGAGACGACAAAAAGATTACACGAATGCTCCTACTTTAGTAATAGCACCCCTGACAACCTTGGGGGGTTGGAGAAGGCACTTTGAGGATTTAAGCGACCTCAAGACGTGCGTAATCGACAGTAAGAATCGATCTAAGTTTCTAAACGATTTGATGGACTACCAGTCAGACGTATATATTCTGCACTGGGAGGTCTTACGTTTAATGCCAGAACTAACTAAAGTGGGATGGCATCACATTATCGGGGACGAAATTCATAAGGCCAAGAATCGTAAGGCTAAACAAACCAAAGCTTTGAAACAGATCAAAAGTAAGTACAAGTTAGGATTAAGTGGTACACCCATTATCAATAGACCCGACGAATTGTGGTCTATTCTTCATTGGATGTATCCGAAAGATTACCGAAGTTATTGGCGTTTTTATAACTCATACATCCTATATGAAATCGGCTATCCCCACGGTTATCACATAATCAAGGGGACAAAAAATATGGACGTATTAAGAGAAGAGATCAAACCTATTATAACTCGGCGATTAAAGAAAGACGTTCTAAAGGACTTACCAGATAAGTACTACACAGATATAACCGTGCAACTTAGGGGAGCACAACGTCGAGCTTACGATCAAATGAAGAGCGAAATGATTGCCTGGGTTGGAGAAAATGAAGATCAACCCGTGATAGCTCCAGTAGTAATTGCCAAATTAGTTCGATTACAGCAATTCGCTTTAGCTTATGCCGAAATGGATGAAGACGACGGAGTAGTCTTAAAAACTCCTTCCGCTAAGTTGGATGTATTAAAGGATATTGTCGCTTCAACTGCCGAGAAGATCGTAGTATTCACACAGTTCGTTAAAATGGTTGATCTTGTTCTTGAACATATTCCAGGTTCTGTTGCTCTTACGGGACAAACAAGGCACAGAGAAGAGGTCATTCAGGAGTTCCAGGAAGGCTCCACGCAGGTACTTGTTTGTTCTATTGGAGCAGGTGGGGTAGGCATTACTTTGACTGCGGCTAATAAAGTAGTATTTCTTGACCGAAGTTGGTCGCCCGCAACGAACCTTCAAGCGGAGGATCGACTTCACAGGATTGGGCAGCACAACGCTGTTCAAGTAATAGACATCATAGCAGAGAACACTGTAGATTTAGGCCGAATGCAAAGATTGGGGCAGAAATGGGCATGGATCAAACAACTACTCGATCAATAATCAGAACATCAGATCGAGGTAGGTTCAAGAGGTGTAGAACGCAGTGGGATTTTGAATCTCCTATGCGTCAAGGCTACAGGTATACTCCGGGTATCAAAGCTTTAGACTTCGGAATAGCCGTTCACGTGGCGCTAGAAATATTCTACGACCCAGATCGGCTGCACTATCCCAGGGCGCAGCGAGAAGGCTTTGCGCTTAGAGCCTTCACAGACTCGTGCAATCAGCAGAGGGCTAGGATATTACTAGCTCAACCTAGTCTCGCTGTAGAGACCGAGCAAGACTTTGCTGAACGCGAAATTCTAGGGAAGGGCATGCTCGAGCATTACTTCCTGTGGTCTGTAGAGCACGATAACTTCAAACCCGTCAAAAGTGAAGTCGAGTTCGAAGTGCCTATTCCGGGCATGAATGCATGCTATCAAGGTCGAATTGATTTGATTATCGAAAACGAACAAGGAATTTGGATCGTTGATCATAAAACGGCCGCACAATTTACTAATACGGCTTATATGGATTTAGACATGCAAGTTAGTTCTTATTGTTGGGCAATTCGTAAACAGCTCGGCATTCCTGTAGAAGGCGTAATTATAAACGAACTTCGTAAATCAGTACCTAAAGAGCCTCAGGTAAATCAAAACGGTACCATGAGCCAGAATAAGTCACAGAGAACTTCCGCAATAATGTTTCGTAAGAAGCTTGCGGAACTTGGACTATCTGAGGACCCTTACACGGAGTACATAGAACATCTCGAACAGCGGAGCATCTTCTTTCGGCGAACCACTTTATATCGAGGACAAGAAGAACTTGATATAGTCGAACAGTTAATCAAACTCGAAGCCGAAGATATGTTAGACCCAAACGTTCGTATTTATCCTAATTCAAACCGTTTCAATTGTAACGGCTGTGCTTTCTTTGCTCCTTGTTTAGCAAAATTAGACGGCAGCGATTTTGAATGGATCTTAGAAAAGAGCGGTCGTTATACCACCGAAAAATATTGATCCTTGTGAACATACTTTGCCTATATTATACTAGAATAAAGGAGAACAAATGACAACAACAGAAGTACTAACCGAAAACACATTGGGAGGACTTAAGGTTCAGCCCGTCAGTGAACGGCCGCAAGTAGTCAATATGCTTGTATACGGAGATCCTGGCGTAGGTAAAACCGTTCTTGCAGGATCAGCTTCCGAAGTAGAAGCTATGTCCCCAGTGCTATTTATTGACGTAGAAGGGGGCACAATGTCCTTACGCAATAAATACCCTCAAGTCGATGTAGTGCGCGTGGCTAGTTGGAGCGATATGACTAGTGTTTATAACGACATTGCTAGT